GTTCACGTTCTCAAACAAAGTTTTGAAAACGAGTTACATGCCAAGCACCGGCCCACGTCCGCCGGTGCAAGTGCGCGCAGACGCGTACTACCCCCAACCGCGCCGAGCGCTGCCCACGTTATCAACGTCTTGCAGCAATTGGCTACATGAGTGTGTTGAGTGTGTGTTTGGGGATGACAGAAACTCCGTCGTGGTGGGCGACGTTCAACATGTGTTGGCCTCTTCTGAGGACGACTTCGACGAGACTCCAATCGTGGAGCGTGCCTGCGCGGGCATTGCCGCTTGCGTTGGGACCGTCGACCGTACCGCCAAAGAGTGGTATGCAACCACCCGTGTGAATAGTCATTTTCCGCGGGCAGACGTGACAAAGTGGGCGGAACCTGGATACACGCCCAATTTGTTTCGTATCGCTTACCGTTGTGGTGAGTGGGTTGTCGACTACATTAATGGTGACATGGTCAACGGAGTCCAGCGTCACAAGCGCATGTTCGATGCGGGAATGCGCAAAACATTGTTGAGTAGCCTGTCGCGCATAAACCAAGTGGGCATACCTCACGGCCATTCGCACCCAGAGGCAGCTAACGAGCGCACCGCAGTCACGGTGGCGTTCCATGCAGCTATCAGGGCGATAGGTTGTGAGCCTTACGTTGTGTCGGCTTGCTCTCGGGATCATATCTTGAGCGGCCAGCGCAGCGCGGGGTGTCGCTTACCTTACATAGCCAAGGATCTGGCAGAGGAACATCTTTACATGGACAATATACAGGGTGATCACATCCTAACTATGGTCGATGTGGATTATTACACTGACATGAATTCATGGTTGCGTTTTGGTCGGCCGATATTGTTGTACACTTTGGTACCGCCTTGTGCAGCGGGGGTCGGTAATAATAGTAGCTGGGAGTTGGTCCAGGGTGAGTATATCGATGCGGCTGGGCGCGCCTCGCACAAAGGAACCTTATTGTCCCTTCGTGTGAACGGCGGTGCCACGTACGAGCACCCCCTGTGGGATTACAACCTTGACAATGTGTCCGTGATCGATTGGTGGGGCAACTGTTTGACTTATTTGGTTGAACAGCGGGCCTGCCCGTCGGGTCGGCGCATTGTAGGTATGTTTCCTATCTCCTGTGTTGCTTTTCCTTACTGGACCACCGTCCCACGGCGGACGCTGAGACGCCTTGACTGCAATGTATACATACCGGAAACCAACAAGTATTATCCTGTTGTGGATTACGGCGGTAGCACTGTGTCGATTGGCTGTCCGGGCACTTTTGAGTCACTCGAGGTCTCACGGCTGGAATATATTGGTTGGGCTGAAAAGGCCCGTGCTCTTGGTCTCAAGCATCCTGTTGATGTTGAGCGTTGGATGTCTGTTTCACAGGTTACCGCTAGTAAGCTTGGTCGCATACCCTGGGCTCCGATCGTGTTCGCTTTATTGCGTGCTGGTTGGATGCCCAATGGGGGGGGTGTGATCATGCCAACTGGCGGCGTACATTTCGAACAGGTGTTAGCTCCACAGCATTATGTCTGTGACCATAGTGCCGGGCCTGCAGATACCCCGACCGGGAATGAAGTTGCAATCGCTTTCGCACCCCCTTTGGTAACGTTGCCCACCCCCGTGCCCGCCCGCTGTGCGGCTAACGCGGCGACCGCTCACCAGGTCCGTGTTCGTATGACTCAGGAGAAATTCCGACGTCACACGTTCAAGCAGGACTTGTCGGGCTTGGCCGCCGAGTTTGTCCGCATGGTGCTCGGAGATTGTCGGGGGGTTGTACAACCGCTGGAGATTTGGGAGCTGGCGGAGCGTTGGACGCGTCCGTCGCAGCGCAATACTGTTGAGCGCTTACATACGTTTGTTACACCGGAAGAGAGCCGTCGCGTGATGCGCGGGTTTATGAAGGTGGAACTCGGATATAAGCCTCGTCAGATTGTCAACTGTGATGGAGACCACAACGCCCCACTCGGCTGTTTTACCCTTGCGATCATGGAACACCTTAAGGCGCATTTTGCCTGGGTTGGCTGTGGTCGTACTCCAACGGAAGTTGAGCAGCGCGTCCATGAGGTGGCGACTGGCGCGGCGATTCGCGATCCCCTACTGCATGCACGTCTTTGTCCGGTAAAGCTTACGACCGCGCACGAGGGCGACATCACGAACTGCGATGGTTCCGAGAAACGCTGGCACCGCGATCATTTGACTGACCCCATCATGCTTGGCCTTACCTACCCTGGTTACCGACCCGCTTTGCGCGAGCTGTTAAAACAGGAACGGGCGGGCTTTGTTGTGAAGATGGCTGAGGGTTATTCTTATGACGCTGAGTGGGAGCTTATTTCTGGGACCAGCGCGACGACCTTAAAGAATATTATCAAGGTCGCGTTCGGTGATTATGTCGCTCTACGGCGCTGCGGGCTAAGCCCCACCGAGGCCTTTGCGTGCTTGGGAGTGTATTGCGGCGACGATTCCGTGAGCATGGCTCTTCCACTGCCGAACTTGGATGAGGCGCGGGTTACTGCTTTGGCAGACCTGGCTATGGAGCAGAAGCTTATAGTCCGGGAGTCCCCGTATCCAGTATGTTTCCTAGGCGAGTTCCATTACGGCGCGTTCTTTGACGGCGGGGAGCGACTGCCTGACTTTTGGCGACAGGTGCAGAAATGTCACCTTTCGTGTAATAGGTCAGTCGGCGTTGCCCTCGCCGCGGCGAACAAAGCCGCTGGGGCCCTCGGGTCGTCAACTCTTTCGGATCCGCTCCTTGGTCCATGGTTTGAGCGAGTGCGCGATTTATCTAGCGCACCCTCGCGCAAAGCCATGACTAGGTCTGAGCAGTATTCGCTGGGGTTGGAGGACACCGGGGCGGGCTATCGCGTGGCTCTTCGCGAGCGCTTGCGGGAACGATGGTGCGAGGTTACCGGGGTTGAGCAGGTGGTTCTGGACGAGATACTGGCACGCATTGCAGCTGCCCAGACACTCGCCGAGTTGCCTTCTGGGGTGTTGGACAACATTGGTGTGGTCAAGGACTTTTTGCCCGGCAGCGTTGATGCGTCGGGCACTATTGCTCCTCCTGCACCAGTTGTTCAGGAGCCGGCGCCCCGGCAGATTCTTCATGGCAAGGAAAACACCAAAGCAAGGCCGCAAGGCCCAGCCCACCCCGCCCGTCGTGGTCGTGCGTCCCAAGTCAGTGCGCGCTCGGGCGCGGCGCCCCGCTCAGGGGGTCCCTCGAACACCGGGGTCCCTGCTCGCGGCGGCGCACGCGCCTTTCGCGCCCGCGGCCGGGGGCGTTAAGCTTCCAGACGGCAACAATTCCAGCACAGTCACGTTCGCCTTGACCCGCAAGGTTGCAATACGCAGCAACTCTGCCGGCCTAGTAGATGTTGTCATCGTGCCCAATCTCATAACTTCAATGTTCACCACCCGCGATAGTTTGGCGGGTGCGACGACACTGCGGTTGCCTAGTACGGCAACCACCGCGGATACGTTGCACCAGCCGACTACCGTTGGTACGGCGACGGGGATTGGGTTCGATGTCAGCCAACTGGCCGCGCAGTATTGGCGTTATCGCATCGTTGCTTACGGCGTTCGCTTGCGCTCCGTGCCGGGTGTGAACAGTAGCGGTGAGTATACCGCGGCGGTGTTTCCAGCAATTGGTTTGGCGCCGACTCTGAGCACTTACGAGCCCAGTGTGGTTAATGGGGATGGCACCACGCAGTTCTACCAGTCTTACTGGGGTGCAACTGCGGGGCGCAACTTCATGGACTCGTATTTGCATCAGCTCGGTTTGCCTTACTCAGGAGGCGGCAACACTGCCGTGGTCAATATTGACCGCATTGTGAATTACCCGCAGCACGCGACCGTGAGCGCCGCCGAGGTCGCCGCGCGTGGCGTCCATATGCGAGGACTCCCCTTTGATGGGGCCGCTCGATCGTTCCGCTCCATGGCTTGGAATGCCAATGGCACCGATGCTGTGGACGTGGGGTTTTCGGCGGTCTCTAGTAGTGGGCCCAATGGAGCGATACAGCAGTTCGGTGTTGATGTTTCTGCTTGGCGCGTTGGTGGTCACGAGTCGATGGTGCTCGGTGGTAGCGGCTTTGCCGCTAGTACCGACATCGGGACCCTTGAGATCATTTACCACGTTGAGGCGGTTATTAACCCGAACTACGCGTTGCTCGCACGGCCTACTTCGCAGGCCCCGTCCGTACGGCCCTCGGCCACCCTGGATCAGGTCCTAACCCAGATTCACCGCGTTCCGCGCATCTCATTTGCGGACGTTGTGACTACGGTTGGTGACTCTCTTCTGGGTGAGATTGAGGGCCGGGCTGGTGCGGCGGCTGCCAAGGGGTTGCAGTCGGTAGCTGGGATGCTCGCGAGGCTGACGATGGCGTCGGCTTGAGCGGACTGTGCTCGGCCCTTTTGGACCGCATCTCTGTCAACTTTTC